TTTTTCACCAGGTTGTAGATCTGGAGCTAAATCGCCAGTTAAACATTTCACCTATAACGGATACCCTGGATCTTAGATCCAGCCATATCCGAAAGGAGAGTTATCAGTATGAGTTTGACAAAGCTCATGAAGATAATGGGCTTCGCCAGCACACTGCTAGCGATTGCTCAGACAGGGATATTCTTAGTTAAGAATAACCCAAACAACTCGGAACCCCCTACAGATATTAAGGTAGGGAGTCCGTTACCGGTTGAAGTTCACGCGCCGCAAGGACGTGAACTGAGTCGCCTAGACAGCGACCCGGGTTCGTCCTCGACCAAACTTCCATCGTGATACTACAACTTGCTAGCATTCTGCAAGGCTAGTACGTGGCTTGATACGTATACCCCCAGAGATGGGAGTTATGTATGAAAAGCAACGTAAGTGACTATACAGAATTGGCAAGGCGCATCTATTTAGATGCGTGTCTGCATTGCGTCGCGAAGGTCTCCAAGCGGGACCTAAGAACTATACGGTCCCGCGTTCAAAAACAAGGGATTTCGTTTTTAACAATATCCCTACCTGACTTCGCCGCTGACTTTGAAAAGAGTCTTGAGCTTGGTCAGGTCGACCCAACATTCTTCAGATATTTTAGAAAGAATGGAGCAATTCCTGCATTCCTGCAAGACATGCTCGGTCGTATTTTTGATAAAGAGACAGGAAGGATTAAAGACAATGCAATACCCCCCAAAGAAGCCTCGTCTATCGTTGAGTCAGTCAGACAAATCTGCCTGGCCTTCAAGAAAACGAAACTCCCTTGCGACCCTAGAAGGGTTCGCAAGGCAATTGAGGGGTTCGTCTCTATTGAGCACGAACTCTCGATGTTCCAGCTGCCGACAGAAGATCGCATCATTTTCGATGATGTGTCTTTTATGCTTTGGAGCCGTTACATATCTCGCATACGCGTTGATATGTTGGTCCCTAGGCATGGTCCCGGCAACACCGCTGAACGCTATACCCCTAACGGGAAATGGCGCTGGCGTGTATGGGACGATCGCCGTGAGCCTTACTTCCCCGTTGTTGGGATGGGCTTTCCATT